AAAAATAAAAAATAAAACCCACATTGTAATAGATGACTTAAGATTTGAAAATGAATATAATTATCTTAAGAAAAATAATTATTATATAATAAAACTGGTAATTGATAAAAATCAACAGATAAAAAGAATTGAAGATCTTTATAAGGATAAAGCACACGAACACCTTGAAAGACTAGAACATATATCTGAATGTAATATTGATAAATTAAATGCTGATTTAACAATTAATACAGAAGATGTTGATATTAAAACAATAGTAGAAACTATAATTCATCAACAGTAAATAAAGGTTTGCATTCACGTATTAAGCTATTTTTATAATTAACCATTTTACAATTATTAGCAATCCTTTGCAATTTTCTAGCTTTTTCTTTATATAAATCCGACATATCAAGTGTATCGGCTATTTTACTTTGTTGATATAGTTTATCGTATTCCTCCATTAACACATCAAAAATCTTACGACTAATATTAATATATAAATCATTGGGTGCTTCCATTTCTTGCCATTTTGTTTCAGTATTAACACTTTTAAACCACTTGTCATTTACCACCTTATATTCATCTTTATAAAAATAATAAATTATAGCGGCTAAATCATAATGTGCTCCTTTAGATCTTATAGCATTTTCAATTAAATCATTTAACATTATGCTTTTGTTATTTTATTTTTTGTTTATATATAATTTTAATAAGGAAATCTCATAAGTTTAAATCCAGTTGCTAATCCAATACCTTGTTGTGCGGATTGTGCGTAAGTAGGGCTTAAGATATCTAATATAGCAAATATACAGGCAGCCGTTGCTGATAATATAGCAATTTCCCAAGTATTAAGTTTATTAGGTCCAATCATATCAAGTAAATAAGCTACAATAGCTATCATAAGACCTTGGAAAAGGTATTTTAAGGCTTTTAAAACCAGTTCATTAATATCTACGTCATACATTTTATTATATATAAAGATATAATTTAAAAATCAATTTAAAATGTCTGAAAAAAAAGTAGATTATTTGGATGAGGACGAACCTTTAAGAAATCAAAACTTTGTATGTGTATCTTTTTTAAATCCCGAAGATGTAATAAAAAATAAAGATGCGTATTACTTTTCTAAATTTATTGAAAAGTTTTCGAAAGATATGGCAGAATTATTAGATAATTTAATTGATAAGTTTCCAGACAATAAAGATATAATTATGAGTATTAAAGATAATCACAAATATATTTTTGATAAAAACGATATGAATGAACAATTAACATTTTTTAAAAATACTAATTCAGATGAAATTGAAAAAGAGTTTCATAATGAAAATAACTTTAAAACATCAGTAAGAGGTATTAAGATAAGAGGTGTATATGATACTGTTGAATTGGCTAAAGCAAGATGTGAAAAATTAAAAAAAACAGATCCTTATTTTCATATATATGTAGCACAAGTCGGTTGTTGGTTGCCTTACGAAAACCATATAGCAACTAATGTAGAAAATCAAGAATATTCAGAATCAGAACTTAATACTCTTATGAAACATTACAAAGAAAATAAAGATAATAAAGATATGGTATTTGATAGTCGTAGAACTGATGCCATAAAATCAGTAAAAGAAGAAGACCAATCTGTTGAACAAATAAGCGATGTTATTAATGATAAAGAAGATCCTTGGTTAAGTGCGAAAGGATGAAGTTAAAAATGTATAACATAAGATTAAATGAAACACAGTAATAAACCTTCATTTAGATTAGAATTAAAAAAGTTTGATCCAAAAAAAATAAAAGATGATTCTGTTATTGTTGCTATAGCCGCACGTAATAGAGGTAAAAGTGTATGTATTAAGGATATATTATCATATCATACAAATATTCCTATTGGAATGGTAATATCACCAACAGAACACGCAAATTCTTATTTTCAACATTTTATACCAAAATTACTAATACACGACGAATATTCTCCAGAATTAATAAATAAATATGTTCAAAGGCAACAGAAGATATCAGGAAAATATAAAAAAGAATTAGAAACTTATGGTCATTCTACTGTAGATCCTAGATCTTTTTTAGTAATGGATGACGCAATGTATGATAAATCTTGGGTTAATGATGCAAATATACGTAAAATATTTATGAATGGAAGACATTATAAAATATTATTTCTATTAACAATGCAATTCCCTATGGGTATAAGTCCCGCTTTAAGAACTAACATTGATTATGTTTTTATTTTTAGAGAAAATATAAAAAAAAATCGTGAAAGATTATATGAACATTATGCAGGAATGTTTCCAACACTTCAAGTTTTTGAACAAGTCTTAGATCAAGTTACACAAGATTATGGTTGTTTGGTAATAGATAATAGAGCATCTGGATCTAAATTAGAAGATCAAGTTTTTTGGTATAAAGCAGACCCAAATAAAACTTTTAAATTATGTGATTCTGCTTTATGGGATATGCAATCAATACAAGATGAAAAAGAAAAATTAAATAATTATGATGATGAAAAAGAAGAAGATGAACAATATGATCCTAATGTTGTAATAAAAAATAGTAAAAATACTTGTAAAATTACAGTTAAGAAGAAACAATATTAAATCCAGTTTGGATAGTTTCAGGAATATACGATGGTATAGAATCTATTGATGCTGTTTGTGTTTTATTTATAGCAGAATATATATAATAAACCACAAAAGTAATAATAATATATAAAATTATAAATGTTATTAAATCTTTAACAGTTATTGTTTGTTTTTTTTCAAAGCTACTAATAATTATAAACATTATTAAAGCTATACATAATGAATATACATAATACATTTAGTGTTTTATATCTTAAAAAAAAGATTTGTTTATACGTATTACTTTAATATCTTTATTATTCATTACAATTTCATCATCATCATCTTTCAAAGCTTCTTCAGGTTTTTCTAATACTGTAATAGGTTTAATAACTATTTCATCTTCTAAAGCTTCTTCCGGTTTTTCTAATACTGTAATAGGTTTAACTATTTCATCTTCTAAAGCTTCTTCAGGTTTTTCTAATACTGTAATAGGTTTAATAACTATTTCATCTTCTAAAGCTTCTTCCGGTTTTTCTAATACTGTAATAGGTTTAACTATTTCATCTTCTAAAGCTTCTTCAGGTTTTTCTAATACTGTAATAGGTTTAATTATTTCATCTTCTAAAGCTTCTTCAGGTTTTTCTAATACTGTAATAGGTTTAATAACTATTTCATCTTCTAAAGCTTCTTCAGGTTTTTCTAAAACAGCAATAGGTCTAACTATTTCATCTTCTAAAGCTTCTTCAGGTTTTTCTAAAACAGCAATAGGTCTAACTATTTCATCTTCTAAAGCTTCTTCCGGTTTTTCTAAAACAGCAATAGGTTTAATTATTTCATCTTTTAAAGCTTCTTCTGTTTTTACTATTTCATCTTTTAAAGTTTTTTTAGTTTTTTCTAAAATAACACCAGGTCTAACTATTTCATCATCAATTTTAGATTTTTTAATTGAATAGATGTTTTTATTACCCGCATATTCTGTATTATCAGATTCTTTTGTATCATCTAGATAATCTCCAGCTACTTTATATCTATATTGAACATCTTCATCTTCTTCAGTATCACCATTTGCTTCTAGTGGTTCATCATCTTCTTCAGTATCATCATTTGCTTCTAGTTGTTCATCATCTTCTTCAGTATCATCATTTGCTTCTAGTGGTTCATCATCTTCTTCAGTATCATCATTTGCTTCTAGTTGTTCATCATCTTCTTCAGTATCATCATTTGCTTCTAGTGGTTCATCATCTTCTTCAGTATCATCATTTGCTTCTAGTTGTTCATCATCTTCTTCAGTATCATTATCATCATCTTCATCATCATTAGAATCTAGTTTTTCATTAGTATCATTTTTTGTTTTATTTTCTAGTAAAGTTTGTGTATTAGTAATATTAATCTCTCCTCCTCCTGTAATATCGGTTAATTCATTAATAATTTTATTTAAAGGAATAAAAGATCTTACAGCGTTCTTAATACAAGTTTTAGTTATTTTTTCAATAACATTAATATTATTTTGTCTTTCAATAGACGATACTTTTTTATAAAATAAAACTGGATTTTTCCAAAATATATTAGATGCTAATATACATACTTTATATAAAAATTCATACCATTCAGGAATATATACTTTTAATGATTTAATAATAGATTTATGTTCAATAATTTTAATTTTAATACTTTTAGAAATAATTTCAGATAATAATTTTAACATATATTGCGGTGTTGCGTGATCTTCTTCTATTAATTTATGAATAGTATTCATTTTAGCATCTTGTTTTTGTTTATTCCATTTTGTTAATAATACTAATTCATTTTGAAATTCTTTTAATGAACTACAATTATTTGCAATATTAACAAAGAACTTACAAATAGGTATAGTAGAAATATCAGTTAAATGTTCTAAATATTCATTTTTGTTTTCTACCAAAACAACAAGTTTATCAGTCATAATCTTATTTAATGAAAAATATAATTGAAATATATAATTATTCGCACATAAATATATCAAATATATTATTATTCTTAAGTTTAACTAGAGCAATTCGTAAATACATAACATCAAACTTTGAATTATGTGCATTTGGTAGTTCTTTAAGATTACTATTATTTGCGTAATTATATAATTCCAATAACTTAGGATATTTTTTATTAGGACAAACAAAATGTCTAGTTTTTTTCATAGAACAAATTAATTTCATTAAATTAATTTTAATAATAATATCAGTAAATCCAAATCTATATAACTCACTCATTAAAATGAAATAATCAAATTGTAAATTATGTGCTATAATTCTAGAACAAATATTAAGATCTTCAGCAAATATATCACAAAACTGCTTCATACCTATACCTTCTTTTTCTAATAACTCTTTTGTAATATTATGAAACTGAGAATTACTAACTGTATCTACTTCATTAATATAAAAACTTCTTGTAGCAATAACATTTAAGGTGCAATCTAATATTTCATAACTAATTTGGATCATTCTAGCATTATTATATTTAGAAGTATTTGTATAATGATAGTAATTATTTGAAGAATCTTTAGGTATTAAACCAGTAGTTTCAGTATCAAAAATAATATACATTATATATTTATAATTAATAAAATCATTTTTAAATACTAGGAATCCAAGTCCATTTTAGCTCTTTACATATTTTCTTAAAAACTTCTTCATTTTGAGCAATTTTTTGTCTGCTTTTAAGTAATGGAAATAAAGCAAGGTATTCTGGCATATTTAAAATTAAAAAGAATTTATGTAAAATGTAAGAATATGAAATAAAGTTTAATCTATTCGCAGGTGCATATTTAATAAATAAAGGTTGTGTTTGCATAAACATATTAGATAGATTTTGTTCTAATTCTGGTGAAAATTGAGGTGGTGGAATACCATTAATTCTATTAATAATATATGCAGTATGTTCATAATATTTATGTGTTCTTAATTTTTTTAATATTGTTCTCATAAACTTAGGTGTAAGTTTAGTTGTATCAGTAATTTTCTCTTTTTTAAGTTCATTTAGTATTTTTTCAAATACTTCGTTTGGTATATCAGTGCTTTCTTTCCCTTGTATTTGTGATATCCATTCTCTAAAATGATTAATACGTTTATAACTATAATGAATACCGTCCTTCTTATCGTATAACATTATAGGTCTATTTTGTTCTGCTAATAAAACATCTTGATAACCACAATTTAAACATACTACCAATGCTTCTTGAACTAAATTAGTCATTTCGTTATTACAATTAATACATTTAGAATTGGTAAATTCACCATCAATATGATTGATGTATTTATTATCTGTAATTGCTAAATATTCATTAACCAATTTAGATTTATCTTTATATTCTCCTATTGAATTGCTATTATCCATTTCAATATTAAGTGCTTCTAAAATAGTATATTTTTTAGGATTAACTTGTTTAACTCCAACATTTTGATTAACTATATCATAATAATTAAACAATATTTCTCCAACATTTTCATAGTAATCAAGTTCATTTTCACTATTAAGTTTATCTAACTCCCTTGTATAATCTTTAATTTGTTCTCTAATTTCAACGTTAGATAACCAAGAAATGTCTGTCATTGCTATGATATTCAATTTATTAATTTGTTCAGTTATTTCTTCAATTCTTTTATTTTTAACTTCAAATTTTTTTATGCTATTAATATGAATATCATCTAGGGTTGAGATTTCTTTAGTATTATCTACAACGTGTATTCTTTTCTTACTACATCTTTCTTTCATCATATTTAATTACTTTTTGCAAGTTAATTTTTTATATGCTTAATAGTTAAAATGGGTGGTGGATTATTACAATTAGTTGCTTATGGTGCGCAAGATGTATATTTAACTGGAAATCCTCAAATAACTTTCTTTAAAGTAGTATATCGTCGTCATACTAATTTTTCAATAGAATCTATACAACAATCAATTAACGGAAAGTTTGATTGGGGTAATCGTGTTACTTGTCAGATATCCCGTAATGGTGATCTAGTTCATAAAATGTATGTAGAGGTAGAATTAGCACAATTATATGACAGACGTTATATAAATAATATTCTTACTCAAAATTTAAATCGTTATGTTAATTTTATAGGTCATCGTTTATTAAAGTCAGTTGAAGTTGAAATTGGTGGTCAAAAGATTGATAAACAATATTCACATTGGATGTATATATGGAATGAGTTATCATTACCTGTTGGAAAAATGGATGGTTACCAAGAAATGATCGGTGCAGATACTGATATGACAAGTTTTAAGGATAATAAAGTATATATTCCTTTAGAGTTTTGGTTCTGTCGTAATATTGGTTTAGCATTACCATTGATTGCTCTTCAATATCACGAAGTAAAAATAAATATAGAAATAGAAACATTTAAGAATTGCACTTATTATGGAACTGCTTATGTTAGAAATAACGATGTTCAAGATGCTATTACATCAATTAAAAATGCGACTATTTGGTGTGATTACATATTCTTAGATACTGATGAACGTAAAAGATTTGCTCAATTATCGCACGAATATTTAATAGAACAAGTGCAAATGAATGAAAATACGCTTTCAGGAACAAACGAACAAAATATTGCTTTAGTTATGAATCACCCTGTTAAAGAACTTATATGGACTATCAATGATAATAATAAAGCAACTGAACAAAATCAATGGTATAATTATACTGATTCTAAGTTGTTTGTAGGATCTAATACTGAAGAATATTTATTTGGCGACGATTCAAATCTAAAACTTCAAAATACCTTATTTGGTATAGATCCAGATGGAGACAATTCAATTACTTCAGCTAATTTACAATTAAATGGAAATGATCGTTTTGCTAAAAGAAATGGAGAGTATTTCTCGTTAGTTCAACCATACCAACATCACACAAATATACCAACTAATGCGGGTATAAATGTATATTCATTTGCATTAAAACCAGAAGAACATCAACCATCAGGAACATTAAATATGTCAAGAATTGATACGGCTAAATTAGTGGTAAAACCTAAAAATTCAGGAACAATAAGGGTATGGGGTGTTAATTATAATGTCTTACGTATTTTAAGTGGTATGGGTGGTTTAGCATATTCAAATTAAAGTTATGTATTTTATAATATTATTTGGTAAAGTATTATAATAATTCATAAAATTAATATAATGTTGAATAGGTTCAATACCTTTTGTACAATATAATATAATATGATATACTATAAACATTGATAAACCAAATGAAAGATCTTCGTATTTAAATTCATATTTTAATGTTAAAATAGGTAAGACTTTAACTAAAATAATTGCAAAAACAATAAAGAATAATATTTTTTTTGTGGATACACGTATATACATCATATATAATGTCATCCAAATTACAAATGATAAAATTAAATAAAATGTAATAACAGGATTAAAAGGTATAATTTTAAAAATAAATAAAAAATACCATAATAAAACGTAAAATGAAAAATATTCAGTTAGTCTAATCATTATACTAATTATACAAAAGATTAATTGTTATATATAATAACAAAAACATAGGTTAATAAAACCCAATAATTTTTTATCTTAACTAAGAATAAAATGGGTGGAGGTCTTCTTCAACTTGTAGCTTATGGTGCCCAAGATGTCTATCTTACCGGCAACCCTCAGATCACTTTCTTCAAAGTAGTTTATCGTCGTCATACTAACTTCTCTATTGAGTCTATACAACAAACCTTTAACGGAAATCCTACCTTAGGTCAGCGTGTAACTTGCCAGATCTCCCGTAATGGTGATTTAGTTCATAAGTTATACTTACAAGCTACTGTGAAATCAGGAAGTAATGCTAAAAATGTTGGACATAAACTTATTGAACAAGTAGAAGTTGAAATTGGTGGTCAAATGATTGATCGTCAATATGGTGAATGGATGTATATCTGGAATGAACTTACTTTACCGGAAGGTAAAAAAGATGGTTTTAAAAAAATGATCGCTAGTGAGGGTGCTTCTCCTAGTGCACTACCCGTATATGTGCCTCTTGAATTTTGGTTCTGCCGTAATATTGGTTTAGCATTACCATTAATTGCTTTACAATATCACGAAGTTAAAATCAATCTTACATTAGGTTCAACAGCAACACTTGGTTCAGGTGCTGTAGTTTCAAATGTAGAATTATGGGCTGATTATATCTTCTTAGATACTGACGAACGTCGTCGTTTTGCTCAATTATCTCACGAATACCTTATTGAACAAGTTCAATTTACTGGTGGCGAATCAATTGCTAGTAGCACCACCGGTGCTGTAACAACAAAATCCAAACTTTCATTTAATCACCCTGTTAAAGAATTAGTATGGGTTAATAAACATAGCACTGATGATCAGTTCAGTAATTTACCAACTACTGATTTCCAACTTCAACTTAACGGTAATGATCGTTTTGCTAAGCGTGATGCCAAATATTTCACACACGTTCAACCTTATCAACACCACGAAAATATTCCTGATGGAAAAAATATCCACGTATATTCTTTTGCATTAAAACCAGAAGAACATCAACCATCTGGAACTCTTAATATGTCTCGTATTGATACAGCAACTGCTATTGTTGGAACTAACGGTGTAGGTCCAGGAACTCTCAATATGTATGCTGTGAATTACAATGTGCTTCGTATTCTTAGTGGAATGGGTGGTCTTGCTTACTCTAACTAAATATATTTATAAATTATTTTTTTTCTGTATTAATAATAAATACAAAATGGGTGGAGGTCTTCTTCAACTTGTAGCTTATGGTGCCCAAGATGTTTATCTTACTGGCAACCCTCAGATCACTTTCTTCAAAGTAGTTTATCGTCGTCATACTAACTTCTCTATTGAATCTATTCAACAAACCTTTAACGGAAATGCTAGTAGAGGAAAACGTGTAACTTGCCAAATCTCCCGTAATGGTGATTTAGTTCATAAATTATATGTAGTTTTTACACACACATCATCTATTGATGATGCTCGTAAATGCATTAAAAAAGTAGAAGTAGAAATTGGTGGTCAATTAATTGATCGTCAGTATGGTGATTGGATGACAATCTGGAATGAACTTACTTTACCTGCAGGAAAGAAAGATGGTTATGATGCAATGATTAATGTAACAAGTTCTACAGATGCATATGTTCCTCTTGAATTCTGGTTCTGCCGTAATATTGGTCTAGCATTACCACTTATTGCTTTACAATATCACGAAGTTAAAATCAATATTGAATTTGATGCTGATAATGATTTTACTGATGCTACCTTATGGGCTGATTACATCTTCTTAGATACTGATGAACGTCGTCGTTTTGCTCAATTATCTCACGAATATTTAATTGAACAAGTGCAATTCACTGGTGGTGAAAGTTTAAGTGCTACTGATACTTCTCTTAGTGCCAAACTTTCATTTAATCATCCGGTTAAAGAACTTATATGGCAACGAAAAGCTGGAACAGCTTATAAATCAACTGGTAAAGCAAAACTTATGCTTAACGGAAATGATCGTTTTGCTGAACGCGATGCTATGTATTTTACTCACGTTCAACCTTATCAACATCATACCAATATTCCACCACAAGATCAATGGATCAATGTATATTCATTTGCATTAAAACCTGAAGAGCATCAACCATCAGGAACTCTTAATATGTCTCGTATTGATACTGCACAACTTAAACTATCGTTTACTGCAGAAGCTGCAGGTGAAGTCAAAATATACGCTCACTCCTACAACGTTCTCCGTATCCTCAGCGGTATGGGTGGTCTTGCGTATTCTAACTAAACTTATATCTAAAATTATTTTTATTTATAATATAATCTAAAATTATTTTCTTAGCTTATATTAAAAATGGGTGGAGGTCTTCTTCAACTTGTAGCTTATGGTGCCCAAGATGTCTATCTTACTGGCAACCCTCAGATCACTTTCTTCAAAGTAGTTTATCGTCGTCATACTAACTTCTCTATTGAGTCTATACAACAAACCTTTAACGGAACCCCTGGAGCTGGAAAACGTGTAACTTGCCAAATCTCTCGTAATGGTGATTTAGTTCATAAATTATACGTTGTATTTACACATCCTTCAACTGGTGGTGATTTAGATGATGCCCGTAAATGTATCAGCAAAGTAGAAGTAGAAATTGGTGGTCAATTAATTGATCGTCAATATGGCAATTGGATGGAAATCTGGAATGAACTTACTTTACCTGCAGGAAAGAAAGATGGGTATGTTGAAATGATAAAAGCAGTGTCTAATATGGAAACCAAAGCATATGTTCCTCTTGAATTCTGGTTCTGCCGTAATATTGGTTTAGCATTACCACTTATTGCTTTACAATATCACGAAGTTAAAATCAATATTGAATTTAGTAACGAAGACTTTGGAGATGCCACCTTATGGGCTGATTACATCTTCTTAGATACTGACGAACGTCGTCGTTTTGCTCAATTATCTCACGAATATTTAATTGAACAAGTGCAATTCACTGGAGGTGAAACAATCAATAGCTCTAATCTCTCTGCCAAATTATCTTTTAACCATCCCGTCAAAGAACTTATATGGCAAGGAACAGATTCAACTGGAACAAATATTATAAAATTAGGAAAGACTAAGCTTATGCTTAACGGTAATGATCGTTTTGCGGAACGTGATACTAAATATTTTACTCACGTTCAACCATACCAACATCATACCAATATCCCAGATAGCGGTTGTAATATCAATGTATATTCTTTCGCATTAAAACCAGAAGAACATCAACCATCGGGAACTCTTAATATGTCTCGGATTGATACTGCTCAACTTAAGATATCTGAGATTTCACAAGCATCAGGTGAAGTCAAAATCTACGCTCACTCCTACAACGTTCTCCGTATCCTCAGTGGTATGGGTGGTCTTGCGTATTCTAACTAAATTATTACTTAACTTACTTCTTTTTATTTACCATATTAGGATATCCTAATACGGCATTAACACCTAAAAACATTGAAATAATTGAACTAGTTAAAGCAGATTGAAAATAAAAGTTATTAAAGTTCATAAACTTTGACGTTATCCTATTTAATTTATTAACAATATGTGAAGGATTACCAGTTATAACTGAATAGCATATCATAAAACTAGATATAAGTAAAGCATTTTCAATACCATTAATAAATATTTGTTCAATATTAGATTGTTTAGCAATAAGTATATTTTCATTAACATACCATGGTTTATCAGGTATTACAAAACAAATTTCTGGTTTTTTAACAAAAACAGAATTAAACAACATTATTCTAATTTAACTTTATATTCGTTTGTGTTTTTTATATATACTAAATCATCATTTTTTATAGGTGCATCATTTATATATTTACCATCTTCTGTTCTAAGTTTAGTATATTTATCATTGTATAAAGTCCAAGTATCATATTCGTTTTTATATAAAACAAGTGTAGGTTTATTTTCAGTAGATTCTAATTTACCAACAATAAACTTTTTCATCATATCTTTCATTTGGGCAGTTTCATTACCACGATATTTAATCATATTATACACTTGTTTAAGATTGTATTTTTTAATAGCAAATAAATAAATAGTAATTCCAACAACAGCTAAAATAACTATCGCAAAAAATATAAGAAATATAATACCCCACGACATTTTAATAAATAAATATATTATTTTATATTAAATGGGTGGAGGATTATTACAACTAGTAGCATATGGTGCTCAAGATGTTTATCTTACCGGTAATCCACAAATAACATTCTTCAAAGTAGTTTATCGTCGTCATACTAATTTTTCATTAGAATCTATACAACAAACCTTTAACGGAAATGCCACTTTAGGTAATCGTGTAACTTGCCAGATATCCCGTAATGGTGATTTAGTTCATAAATTATATTTACAAATAAAAGCAGTAGCAGGTTCAACTCCAATATATCTTCAACCTTTCTATGGTTATAGAATGATAAAACATACAGAACTTGAAATAGGCGGACAACGTATTGATAAACAATATGGTGAATGGATGTATATTTGGAATGAACTTACAATGGATCAAGGTAAAAAAGAAGGATATTATGAAATGGTTGGTGGTAATTCTGTAAATAAATCAGTTGAATTAAAAGACGAAATAATAGATTTATATATTCCTCTTGAATTTTGGTTTTGTCGTAATGTTGGTTTAGCATTACCGCTAATAGCTCTTCAATACCACGAAGTTAAAGTTAATATAGAGTTTAATTCGATGGACAGTATAAGAGCAACAAACCAAGATGATGAACTTGCTTCAGATAGCACGTGTAACATAGAAATTAATAGCAATAATTTTACATCATTTAATGCTACATTATGGGCTGATTACATCTTTTTAGATACAGACGAACGTAAAAGGTTTGCTCAATTATCTCACGAATATCTTATAGAACAATTACAATTTACAGGAACAGAAAGTATAACCGCAAATACAGTAAAAGCATCACGTTTAAGTTTTAATCACCCTTGTAAAGAACTTATATGGGCAGTAAGACCTGAACCAGATATAACAGGTTCTAATATCAACTGGAATAACTTTACAAATGCTGAAAACAATAATATGATTAAAGATAACCTAATAACAACAGCTAAACTTCAATTAAACGGAAATGATCGTTTTGCTGAAAGGGATGGAAAGTATTTTTCGTTAGTTCAACCTTATCAACATCATAATAATATACCAGTTAATCAAGGTATTAATGTATATTCATTTGCATTAAAACCCGAAGAACATCAACCATCAGGAACATTAAATATGTCAAGAATAGATACAGCACAATTACAACTTAAAAGTAGTAAATCAGGTGAATTATTTGTATATGCTGTAAATTACAATGTTTTACGTATATTAAGTGGAATGGGTGGATTAGCGTATTCTAACTAAAGAACATAAAAATAATATTAAAACTTATATAGCAAAATTGAATTCTTGTTCATTACCACTACATTCTGTTTCAACAACATTAATCTTATAACATTCTCCATCAAAATCGGAATAAAGATTATTGGAAAAAGGTGTAGGTGTTTTAACTATTTTTTCTTTGGTATTATTTGTAATAACAATGTAAATAATTCCAATAATAAATGCTAAAATAAAAGGTATAAATTGAAATTCAAAACTTGGATTAATCTTCATTTAATTCTTTTAACTCAAAATAATTTTTATAAGTATAAATATTAAACTCTTTTTTTTTAAAAGGATATAGTGTTTTAAATAAATTAAATAAATTAACTCGTTCAATATAATCGTTGGTATCAGAAGATTGTCTTAAATATTCTTCATATTGATCTTCATATTCTTTACGTTTAGATGATATATTTTTAATATATTTATTACGAAGATCAATTAACATATTTAATTCTTCTTGTTTATTAGTATTGAACGCCATACAATGTTTTTTAAACTCAATAGGTGTAGATGTAAATAGTTTATACATTTTTATTCTCTATATTTATAATTTTCTCGAAAGAACTTTTAAATTGATTATCAATTGATTCAGCTCCATTCATTTTTCCTTCATATGTGTGTAAAGGCACATATTTAACAACTGTTTTTTGTTTTTTAACACTACTAAGCTTATTTTCATAATAACCTTGAACTATAACTAATATACCAATAAATACTAATAATAAAATAACATTTTTCATATTTTCTTATTATAAATAAATATTATTTAATCTACATTAGTCATATCAATAGTTTCAACATTGTTAAAAGGATCTTTAGAAGATGTAGTATCATCTACTTCTTCTTCATCATCATTAATATCCATACCAAGCATAACAACATTGAGAACCTTTTTAGAAAAATCAACAGGTTTGATAATTTGATAACCGGAATACAATAAAGCACTATTGATAACAAGATCAAGAAGATCTCTCAATGAATTATATTCTTCAGTATCATTAATATTCTTAATTTTCTTAATAATAGGATGTAGAGGATTAATTTCCAATACTCTTTTATTTAACATAGCATTAGAACTATCAGTTTGTCCTAATGTTTGCGATTTAATTATCTTTTCCATATTAGCCGAAAAACCATTTTCGGGTGAAGATACGATGCAAGGTAATTCAGATACTTTATTAGTAATTTTAACTTCACTAAAGGTGGTATAAAGACGTTTAATATAATCACAAAGTGATTTATATTCTTCTTTCTGTTTTTTAATAAGTTCTTTATCAGCATCAGTTGTATTAGGTAATTCAATATCACCTTTGGTAATGCAAGTTAAAGTGCATTCTTTGTATTGCATAAGTCGCTGACACATATATTCATCAACTGGATCAGTCATAAATAGAACATCTAAACCATTTTTCTTAAACCTATCTAAAAATGGAGATGTTTTAAGTATATCCATATTATCACCAGCAATGTAATAAATATGTTTTTGATTTTCATTCATAGATGTAATATAATCGTCAAATGTGATCATCTTATCAGGTGAATTAGCAGAATAAAACATTAAAAGATCAGAAACCCTTTCACGATCACCGCTTTCTTCATAAACACCAAGTTTAATATTTTTTTGGTAAGTCTTATAGATTTTAAGATAATTATCCATATCATTCATAGCAGATTTTAACATATCAATGCTTTTCTTGACAACTGCTTTTTTAATAACCTTAATAACCTTATTCTCTTGTAATATTTCACGTGATACATTAAGAGGTAAATCGTCAGTATCAACAACACCAGAAATAAAATGAAGCCATTCGGGACATAAAACCGCACTATTATCACTGACAAATACTTTACGAACATATAATTTAATATTATTTTGTTTTACACCTCTTTCAAATACATTATTCTTAATTTTTTTAGGTAAATACAAAATACCTTTATATTCTATTTGTCCTTCACCACTAATATGTTTATAAGTATAAGGTTTTTCATTATCATTTGTTAAAGATTTATAAAAACCATAATAATCTTCTTCTTTTAGTTCATTACTTGATCTAGTCCAAATAGGTTTATGTTCATTTATTAGCTGAAATTCTTTAACAGTTTCAATAATTTTCTTCATTTTCTTAGGTTTTTCTTCAACATCTTCAATAGTAACATCATCCAAATTAGATGAATCAACATTAGAAGTTCCATCACTAACAATTACATCTTCTTCTAATAATGCTTCTTCATCTTCAACTTCTTTAGTTTCTTCACGTTTAATAAAGACTTTTATAGGATAATTAATATATTGAGAATGTTCTTTTACAATAGATTTTAATTTATTAACATCAGTATATTTATCTAAAGCTTCGTCAGTTAATGCGCATTTAATAATAGTTCCTTGTGTAAGATTATAATCAGGATGAATATGATCTTTAAGATTGTCTTCAGTTAGTTCTTCAATAACATATTGTCCTCCAGCATCTGAAGTCCATTTAAAATATCCAGAATCTGTTTTTTTAGTAATAATAGAAACTTCTTTAGCTACCAAAAAAGCAGAATAAAAACCAACACCAAATTGACCAATTAAGTTGCTATCTTTAACTTTTTCCATAAATGCTTTAGTTCCTGAATTAGCAATTGTTCCTATATTTTTAATAAGTTCTTCTTTATTCATACCAATTCCTGTATCAATAATATTAAGTGTTTTACTGTCTTTATCTGGAATAAGTGTAATGCAATTATCTACTTTATTGTCAGGTTTGTTAGTAATACAAAAATGATTATATTTGTCAATACTATCGCTAGCATTTGAAATAAGTTCTCTTAAGAATATATCTTTATTGGAATAAAAATTATTAATAATAAGTTTAAGTAGAGCTGAAATATCAGTATCAAATGAAAAGGTTTCAGTCATCTTTCTTAGTTGTATTTAAATGTTTTAATTAAGTTTTTATATACTTTAATTACAATGACAACAAAAAAATTAGTTCCTTTACCTCCTCGAATCACCAAAAGTGTTAGTATCTCCTCTAATAAAAGAGTATATGATATTATAAATAATGGATGTGTTGATTATGATGTATGGTTTAGTCAAGAAAATATAAATAATGTAGTTTTTTAATATAAGGGTAAATTAACTGGTTATGATCTTACAACTATTAATCATAATATTACATATGTAAAATGTAAAAAGATCAATAATATTTTACTAAAAAAACAAACTTTTAATAGTAAAGTTAAATACATAAATTTACCGTTAATAAATAATAATACTTTTGTTATTGAAGAAAAGAAATTATTAGCTTTACAAAAAGGTCATTTTACAGTAGAAGAAAAAGAAATAAATCAAGAATTTTTAGATACAAGACATAATACTCAAGGTTCTTCTTTAAATTTAAAACAATTGGACGAAGATGATATATTCAAAGATGATACTAATAAAAAATATAAAATAGCTTTAGCATTTTATACTGCTTTTTATCAATTTATGAAAACTAATATTAAAAAAATAAACCTAGATATTGTATATAGATCACACATACCTTTTAAAACACTAAAAGACATATTTGATATTGAACAATTATATTCAACAAATGAAATTAATGTTTTTCCATTTTATGAAAAAATAGTTCAAACAATTAAGATTCAAGATTTAATTGATAATAATTATAATATAATGTATATGTCATATGAAAATAGAAATACTAATATTAAAGTTCATAAAATAATTCCATTTATAAATTTTTTTGATTATGATGAAGAATTTACACATATAAATGAATTATTGGTTTATTTTGAATACAATGGTAAGTTTTATTTTCTATATTTACGTTTAACTTATTATGATTCTAATGAGATAGTAATATTTCCTTTTTCATTTGAACAACTTACTGATTTTTCTCAAATAGATGATACACAAATAAAACAACATATTACAATATTTGGTAAAAAACAAATTAATATTTTAGATAATATGTTTCGGTATTATTCAAAGATAAGCAGAGGCACAAATAAAGTGTTGTATAGAGGTATGTCAAAAAAATATTTGTTTAATAATATTAGTTTTAGTACAACTATTAATGAATTTGTATCTATATCAAAAGATATAGAAGTAGCTAAACAATTCGCAACAAAAGTTTTATATAAAATTATATTATGTAAAGGAACACCTTATATTGATAATTCAAAAATAACTGTATTACCAGAAGATGAAATTATATTATCAAGAGGTATAGTATTAAAAATTGATGAAAACTATAAAGAAAATATGGAATATAAAACAATAAATGATGTTATAATACCTGTAATTACATTATATGCGAGTTATAACAATGAAAATCTATTAGATAAAAGCTGTGTAAAAAAAACTATTGTAAAAATAAGTAATTCAAATTCATCACAATCAACAAATGTTGTATCAGCAACTAATATTTCAGCAACATACTAATGTAAAATTTAATATATTACTTAAATAAATGAATATTGATTTTTTCAAAAAACCATATTTTTTCGAAGAAAACGTTAAAACACCAAAATATGAGTTTTATAAAGTAAATTGGACATCACCTTTTAACGAAAAATATAAAAGATATGTAGAACCAGGACTTACAGCAATTAATAAAAAATACATTAAAATAATGTATAACAAAAAATTATATTTAGTATCTATAAAAACATATAAAAAACTACGTGAAATATCTAACCCTATAAACTTTTATGTTACAAATACTAATGAATATATTTCAAAAAATAATTTAGAAAAAATAAAATCAAAATTTCTTACAACTAGCCAACTAACAACATTATATTTGTATCAATCTCAATTTTATTATGACTATTGGAATAACCCAAATAAATTAAAAAAACGAATACAACTATATAGAAAATCACATTTAAAACCAACTAGCAAATATTACAAACATTTAGAAAATTACGAATTTTTTATAAAAAGCGATTCTCTCAACCAATTATACTTTGTTATTATTTTATTTGGCGCAAATACTTATAAAATTAAAATAATATCAAGTAATGATATTATAATTTGCAATTCTTTATATGTAATTAATTGGGCTGATATAACAGGCAATGTTCTTGAAAGCGAACATATAGAACTATATCATCAAACCAAAGATACTAACAAACCAATTTTACCTCCTAATATGACAAAACCTATAGATGAAATACTAAAGAAAAAAGATGTTGTTTTAAGCGAAAATGATATGCATTATCTTGTTCAAAAAGTAATAATTAATCAAAAATATATTTTAAATCAATTTTATTATATTACTGCCGAAATTAGTTATCCAAGATTAAATAAATATAAAAATTTTAGAAAAGTTGATTCAATTGAGGTGCATGAAAATAATTTATGTGTAATACCACAAACTGATTTTATTATTGGAGAACATTATAGAGTATATCAAAATAATTCTATTCAACATATTGTTACTGAGACTGAACTAGCTAAATATATATATAATGCAAATAAAAAAAAACCATCAACAATAACACATTACAAATTTATAAATAATGAAATATTTGAACCTATTCAAGAAATAGTATTTTACAGAGGAATGAATATAACAACAACAAAGTATAACATACTTGAACAAAAAGAATTTGTATCTATGTCAAGGGATAAAAATATAGCATTAGAGTTTATGGATCTATCATCGGGAAAGTTTATTACACATACACCTATATTATATGAAATAACTTTAGAAAAAGGTGTTCCATATATAGATTTTAAAATTTTAGGTGAAAATACACTATATTTTGAAGAAGAATTATTATTATTAACATCTCCTTGTAAATTTGAATATGAAGAACTTATTTTAGAAAGCACAAGTGAATATTATACTTGTAAAGTATCTATATCTATAGATAAAGACTTTCAATATAAATTTAAAAATTTACCAGATATAGAAAGGTTTAAAGAATTTAAACTTATTGATGATAGTGAATCTTCTAGTTCATTTAATATTTCTTCTTCACAATCATCAATAAATTCAAAAATTTCAAAACAAACAACTGATTCAAAATCATTTAAATTGTCTTTAGGTGAAAATATAAAAACTACTGTAATGCTAGAAGATGTTATAAATAAACAGCAATATATAGTGTATAAAAGAAAAAATATAAAAGATGAATCTGTATATATTGAAATTGATAGCAATTATTATGAAGTTAGTGGTAAAATTACGGATGAAAATAAAAACATTATCAATAAAAAAATAACTTATGAATTTATAACAAGCAATTATAATAATTTTGTTTATCTTAATAAATATTCGCCTATTTTTAAAAAACTTAAATTAGTTAAATTTATGATAAAAAAAACAGAAATGAAAACAAAAACAGAAACAGCAAGAGAAGAAAGAAAAAGAAGAAGACAAGAAAGAAAAAGAGGAGACGCAGAAGAAGAAATGGAAACAAAAAGAGAAGAAATGAAAACAAGAAAAGAAGAAGAAATGGAAACAAAAAGAGAAGAAGAAAGAAAAAGAAGAGAAGCAGAAGAAGAAATGAAAACAAAAAGAGAAGAAGAAAGAAAAAGAAGAGAAGCAGAAGAAGAAATGGAAACAAAAACAGAAGAAGAAATGGAAACAATAAAAGAAGAAATGAAAACAAGAAAAGAAGAAATGGAAACAAGAAGAGAAGAAATGAAAACAAGAAGAGAAGAAATGGAAACAAAAAGAGAAGAAGAAATGGAAACAAGAAGAGAAGAAATGGAAACAAGAAGAAAAAAAGGAAGAGAAGAAAGAAGAGAAGAAAGAAAAAAAAGAAGAGAAGAAAGAAAAAGAAGAGAAGAAGAAATGGAAACAATAAAAGAAGAAATGGAAACAATAAAAGAAGCAGAAGGAGAAACAAAAAGAGAAGAAAAAAAAGAGCAGAAGAAAGAGCAAAAAAAAGAGCAATCAGACATCAAATAATAGTAGAATAGATATAGCAACTAATTTCTTGATATGATGGTAATTAAAAAATAAATTAATAATTAAATCATCAGTTTATAAAAATAATCAATTTAATTACATTTTTCTAAAAACTTTTTACGATTTAAATAATTACGGGTATCTTCACCACCTCTAACCCATTTTGGAACAATATGATCAACATTTTGTATTTCAGCTACACAATCTAACATAGGTGTAGGATGATAAGTTTGTTTTTCCATTATTTTTTCATTACATTTATCATAAATATGCGAACTATTAGAACCAGATAAAACATCTAATTCTTTACTAGGATCTCCTACACCTGGACGTAAATTAGGACAAGCTTGAAACATTCTATGAAATAATTGTATATTACATCTATCTCGTGTTTGTTTAGATTTATCATTTCTTAATTTACTTTCGTGATCAATTAAACAACTATCAGGATGATTGGCAACATTAGGATGAGGAGCAGGTCGTAAATTAACGTGATCAACATAATAAGTAGGCATTCTTACATTAGGATCTTTACATTCTACAAAATTAGTGTTATAATGCATATATTCATCTATATTTTGATTTTTAATATCTTTGGATTCCATCCAACAGGTATCATTATAAATATCACAATTTTTATTATACATTTATTCTAATTATATATTTATTTTTTTGTGATCTTTGGCTTTTAATTTATCTATTGCTTTTTGTATTTTATTGTATATACGTTTATCAGTAAATGTAGTGCCTGTAAAAATATTACTTAAAACAGCTAATATTGGTACAGTTATTGATACAGTTCTATTATAGCCAACCTTTGTTTGATTTATAACAATTTCTTCAGTATTCGTGATTGATGTTTTATTGTTTTTTATTTTTGCTAATTGTAATCGTGTTGAAGCATCATATTTATCAAATAAATATAATAATTGATCATAATCAATCATTCTATAAAATGGTTTTTTAGTTGTTAAAAAATTTATAACTCGTTTTATATTGGAATCATAAGCAACATCGGATTTGATTCCTTCAGTTGCAATAATCTCATTCATATTGGCTCTATGTTCACAATAACCTAGGAGAGCGACTTTTTTTGAATCAATTAAAATACGCAAAGCAATCCAAACTAAAATTTTATATATGTATGAAAAATTAAAAAGTTTAAAAGAATTTGTATTATATAAAAGTTTTGCTAAATGTTTTAATTTTTTAATATGGTTTTTACTATTAACATCAAGTATGTCAATTATTGCAGATATTATACTTTTATATGTTTCTCCAATTAGAGCACCTGCTACACCAGGCGATCTAATACGTTTACTATCTGAATTTTTTGATTTGTTTAATGAACTATAAGAAGATAAGGGTTTTTCATTGCTAGAAGATAAGGATTTTGCACTACTAAAAGGTAATTTGGGATTTGATTTTTTTTCATTTTCATCAAGTTCTCTTATAATTTTTAGAATTTTATCTACAATTTCTTTTTGCGATATTTCTACATTTTCTTTAGATTCACTATTAACTTTATCCATTTTATTATTAGCAAATATATTATGAAGTTTGACCAACGAATCTTAAATCATCTCTGTCTAAATTAATATTTTTAATACATCTAGAACTATTACCTTGTTTACAGGATTTTTTATTATCATTGGAATTATATAACCATTGCATAAGACTTTCGCGATCATTGGGTATAGTTTTACCCGCAACAGTATGAAATTGTCTTACAGATAATCCTCTTTCATAAAAATCATTGACATCACGAAAGGTATTTGTATAAAAGTTTTTATTTAAAATCGCATTATCAACTTCGCAAGGTTTAGCATATGTTGTATCTAATACATTAGGATTCATAAAAGGATTATTGACCGAAGGCATAACGCAATTGGATTTAAAGTATTCAACATTATAAACATATTTATGTTGATAAATTACGAAAGTAATAATAGCAACAATAATAGCTAAAGCTAAATAAGATAAATCAAAATCATTAAGTAAAACTAAAATGATACTTAATATTAAACCACCTAAAAATATAAAATTTAATTTATCAATAAATGTAAGTTTATCAGGTATTTCTTGAAATAATACAGTTGGATCATTTAGCCAAAAAATACTCATTCTTTATTTTTACTATCTAATTTCTTTTTTAATTTAGATTTTTTGTCCATTTTACGTTGCATTGAACGTGATGATGGCATATTAGCACCACCCATCATTCCAGACATCATTTTCATAATGTTTCCAATATCAGGACCATTACCTCCACCATTCATACCAGGTAATTTACCAGCCATATTAAGAGCATCTTTTAATAGAACATCTTGTTTAAGTTCTCCACTTTTTAATTTAGTTGCCATTTTTTGACTAACATCTGAAATTAAATTACCAATTCCATTATCAGGATCAGATAATGCACCTAATATATCACCTTCTGTATTTATAGATTTTTTAACCTTTTCAATATCTACATCTTCCATTATTTCTTTTGCTAACTTACCAATACTAGTATCTTCAATATCTTCCATAGTAAATCCAGTTTTATTTTCAATAGCAAGTTCTCCAATACGATTAACAATTTTGCGATATTTTTCAGGAATAAGATCATCTTCAATGGTGCTAGTGCCTCTAAGTTTTTCCATAATATTTTTAATATTATCTTCAGTTAAATCAGTATTTTTAAACAAATGAAATATTAATAAGAATTGATGTAATACTGTAGTTTTTTTAAAAACAATTTTAATATTTTTAATAGGAATATTGTTAAGAATGTTAAGACTTTCGTTATCTTCAAACCATTTATCAAGTTCTTCTTTATTACAATCAACTAAAGGATTACAAATAAAATCAGTAAAAACAGTTGAATAAGCTTCAAGATAATCTTTAGATTTATTATCAAATGTGCTATAAAATGCGTGTATTTTGTTTAAAATATCTCTAGCCACTGCTTTTTTTTCTTTTAATGGTTTAGCATTTTTTTTAACAGTTTTAATAAATGTCAGGAAATATTGATTAAATACATAGGTTGTCATTTTACTTAGTATATTTATTGAATATCTTTATATCTAAACTTTTTTTTAATGAAGTGCGGATTCACGCATTTTTTGTATTTCAGCTAAACTAGGTAATTGTTTATGAGATTTTTCCGTATCAGTATTACCAATTGGTTTAATATCAGGTTGTATTACATTTGTTTGTGTATCCAAGTTTTCCCAAATAGTAACTGGTCCAGTTAGATAATTATCATTTTCGTCAATATTTTCATAACTTTGAGAAATATACGAATCAAGACCAGAAGGTTCAGATAAATCTACAGTAGATTGTGTAGTTCCATTACTAGGTTTTAACAAAACACCTTTTCCAGGTAATAGTAAATGATCAAATACTTCTTTACCAAATATAATTTTATTAAAATCTGGTAATAACATTGCAGGAACGTGTGTAATTCTTGCATCAAATATAATTTGATTTGATTTTAAATAATCAACTGATATAAGTTTAACTTGCTTTTGTTTATCCAAGGTTTTTAATGTTTCTATTAACATTGTGCAATGACTACATTGATCGCTATAGAATAATAACATTTTTAGTAATATTAATAGGAATACAGTTTTATATAAAAATGATTTATTTATATCATTAAAATAAATGTTAAGTAATTTTAGTTACAATAAAAAATTAAATAGAATATCTATTGAAACCAAAGATATTGATTTATCAATATTAAATGGTATTAGACGTATATTATTAATGGATATTCCAATATTAGGATTTATAGGAAATGGCATTGATACCACTGTAAATATTATAGAAAATACTACAGTTTTAAATAATGAAATTATAGCAAATCGCATAGCATTAATACCATTAGATGTAAGTGAAGATTATAATAATAAATATACTTTAGAAGATAATAAATTAGAAATTGAATTAAATGTTAGTTGTACTGAAAATATAAAAATAATTACTACTCAAGATCTTATTGTTACTATAGATCAAAAAATAGTTTCAAACTTCTTTAAAAAACCATATATTACAATTACAAAATTACGTAAAAACGAATCTTTACATTTAAAAGCGGAAGCAGTTAAAGGAACTGGAAGAAAGAATGCTTCTTTTAATATAGTTTCAGGTGCAACAGTATATAATAAACCGAAAAAACCTTTTACAAATGGTAAAAGTATTATAGAACAAGAGCGTGATTATATAGAAGGTGAATATGTATTAGAATTTGAAATTATTAATAATACTATATCACATAGATATATGTTATTAAAAGCAATTGATATTTTAATTAATAAATTAGTTGAATTGATTGATAATTCTACAATAGAACAGTTTGAAAATAATGAAGAAACTTATGATTTCAGTATTCCGGATGAAAATGATACAATTGGTAATATAATACAATCTTATATATTTGATAATTATGTTATATTTAAAAAAAAAACTGTTGAAAATTGTATTTGCACTTATATAGGTTATATAGTAAAGCATCCATTAGATAAAGTTTTAACAATAAGAATGACATTAAAAAATGCTAAAAGTAAAGAAGAATATAAAAACTTTTTAAGTTTAGTATGTACTGAAATAATTGAAAATAAATTACAACCAATAAAAAAACAAATAGAAGAAACTTTTATAAAACAATAGAGTAAAATATGGAAGATGAATTACCAACAATTACAATTAAATATATACCAAACTTGGAAAACGCAATAAATACATTTTCAAAAGACGCTTTATACTATTTTTTTAACGATTTTTTTGATAATGAAGCAAAATCAAAAGACATTGTAGATGATTATGTAGATGATTATTTAGTAAATAAACCAAAAGGTTTAGAAAATATATATACATTGATAGATGATATTAAATATGAACAAAAATTATTTGAAACTTATATGAAAATGTATAATAATAATTTTAAAAATAAAGAAGATTCATTAAAATCATTATTTAATAATCCATTTAAGTTTGAATCAAGTTATATTGATAATTTTATTAATGTTATTCATACAGATAGGCAATTTAAAATAGGAACTACAATACCAGATGATCGTAAGACAACTGAAACTTTACAATTATATAAAACATCATTAAATGAAAGTTTATATTCTAAATTACACCAAATACCTCAAGAAATAAATAATAATATTCCTTTAACTTTTAAAGATAATGATTTTGATTATGTTAATGATATGATGAGGCGTTATGGTAAAAATATTGAAAATATGACAGACGAAGAATATTATAAAATACCAAAACTTGCTGATAAAAAAGAAAAAACAATAAAACCAATAGTATTAAATGCAGAAAATATAGTATTTTGGGATGATAATATAAATAAATATATAACTGGTAATTCGGAAAATTATACTGAAGACGATATAGATACTATAATAAATAATTTATCTGAAAAGAATCTTAATTTACCAAAATCTGCTGATATATTCAATAGTATAACAGATTTGTATAAAAACATAGCAGATGATAGTGTAGATATTAACGATGTGTATAAAAATGCGAATGATTATTTAAAAAAAATAGAAATTGAAAGATTAATAGAAATCTTTGCAAAACTAAAAAATAATAAAGATACTGAAATAATAGAAGTAAAAACCATATGTAATACGATAGATAAAGTATTTAAAAATGAATATAAGTTTCCAAAAGAGTTTATAGAAATAATTGATAATGAAGATGAAAATAACATTAATGATAATTATATTGAATTGGGTAATGTATTAAACCCAAATATTGAAATAAAACCAATAGATCAAAATAATAAAAATATATTTTTAAAAACGTTAATAAATGAATTAGGTAAAGATTTAGAAATAGATTTAGATCTTATGATAAAATATATAGAAATTTTTCATGATACTGAAAAAATTGAAAGTGCTTTATTTTATTTATATATAACTATACAAACTAATTTTTATAATAATATTTATGATGATATAACATTATGCGAAAAATGTATTGATATATTTTATGAATTTACAGAACCAATTGCATTTATTGAGGATAAAGTAGTTTTTCCAAAATCCAAATCAATATATGCGTATATAATGTGTTGTTTTAAGAATATATTAGAAAATGAATATTTTAAAAATATAACAGATAATGAATATTTTATAACAGAGAAAGATATAGAAAAGAAATTATTAAAATTAATAAAAAATCATCCAAGATGTAAAGATCAATTAAATGAATTACAAGAATTATATAATAATATTAAAGATACACTGGAAAAAACAGATACTAAATTTTATACAAATTTAGTTAAGCAACTAAGAACATCAAATAAATCAAATGATGATGTAAAATATATAAACTTTGTAAATGCTTTAAAATATATTGTTCCAAAAAAACTTAAAAAAGTTAATCCTTTTATAGCTGGTTGTTGTGCTCAATTATTAAATCAAGAATATGAAGCTTATAAAGATATAACTTCAAACAACAATAACTGGTTTGAGGATATTAAAATATCTCTTAAAAATAATACAATTAATTACGAGAATACGTGGAATGTTAAAAATTATTTACCGGAAGAAATAAATCAACAATCAATAGAAAACTTTGATTATGAAGAAGAAGAAGATAATATAGATGATTATAATATAGAAATAGATGATTCTGAAATAAACGAATATTTAACAGATCAAAATAAGTTAAATATATATGTAGAAAAAATTGTTAAAGCTTTTATGGCATATGTATCAACAAAAGAACAATTTTCTTTAAAAAACTATATCCTAGAAAGATGTAAAATTGTGCAGAATTTAAAACATTTATTATTAGCAGGATGTTTAAAAGATTCAACTCTAAAAGATTTAAAATATTATTACAAACAAATTGAAACATTAGAAAATAGTTGTTGTAATGATATTAATTTTATAAAAAGAAGAAGTAATATGTATGTATATTTAGGAGCAAAATATTTAAGCAATTTTAATACATCAGAAAATAATGAAATATACGAAAAAATTAAAACATTAGGAACAAAGGTTATTTTAAATCGCGAACAATATAATAAAGCTATAAGTAATTATCGTGAGAAATTAAAAGTTGCAGCAATAGATATATTAGAAGGTTTAGATGCTGAATATAAAGAAGTAGCTATTATGTTAAAAAAAAATAATATTATAAATACATATGAAGATTATGATATAAATAATACTGATACCAATAAAGAACCTACCGTAAATATTCAAGGTGATGATGATAATGATCAAGCATTATATTAATTTTTCAATAGGTTCAAAAGAAACATAATCATCATTGGTTTCTTTAGGAACAATAGGATGAAGTCCTATTTTATCTTCACCGACAATACCTTTAATACTAATATCTATAACTCTTTCTCTTGTATGATTTACATAAACTAGGAAATTAATATGTTTTCCATTTAATTTATAATTACGATATAATATCATATCTATATCAAGTAAATATTCTTGTTTTTCTTCATCTTTTTTATATTTAACTAAAAGATCGTGTACTATTTGTATATCAGGTGTATTTTCTGCAATTTTATTACTAATAAATTGATAGGCTTTATTGTAAATAGCTGTGATAGTAGAATTAGTTTCAGTTTCCCATTCTGTATTTCTTAAAATAATATATTTTTCAGGTGACGAAGGGTGAAACATATCAATTAATAGTTCTAAATACTTTTCATTAGAAAACTCATAATAATAAGAATTTTCAGGTGTATTAATATCAATGTTAATACTATCAATAGGATGGCGATCTTTTAAAGCATCTGTTTTATTAGAAGTATTTATTTTACTATTGTGAGGTAAAACTGCAAAATATTCAAAGCAATTTTTCATAGTCATAAAGTAAATAGTAATAAGCACTAAAATTATAACAATTTTTATTATAGTTTCCATAATTTTATTTTAATGTAATGTAATTTATTTAAGCAAATATATAATCACTATCATCATTACATTCTTCTACGTTATGACAGAAAGGTTTATTAACAATACCTGAATCATCATATTTTGTATAACTTAATCTTCTAACACCTATAGGTAATTCGCAATATTGATCTACACATTTTCCTCTATCAGTTTGATAATGTTTATTTTTACCATAAAAAGGACAATCTTCATCTTTATGACAAGGTTTATCCCAAATTGTTTCTGTTTCTTTAAGATTACCAAAAGGATCATATTTCATATTGCATAATTGCTTATTCATATTTGTTTTATCACCATAACAATGGTAGTTAGGATCTTCTACTTCAGGATCACGTTTTAATCTAGTAATAAAGTTTTCAGTAGTATTTATGTATGGTGTGTTGGTATTTTCAACTGTTATTTTTTTATTAAAGTTCCAAAAACTTTTAATATTAATTTCTTCCTCTCTAATATTTTTCATAAATATTTTTATTCTATCAATGTCAATACTATCAAACGAATAAATAAATAAATCAAAATCAGATATTACTTTAAATACATCACTATCTTTAGCGACTGATACAATACCAAAATCAACACTATCAAATAAAGGAACTTTAGGATTTAATTTAATAAGTTTAAATGGTTTTATGCGATAAGATTTGCTAATAGCATTAATAAACTCTTTATCAATATCTGATATATATCCTATTTTTCTTTCGTGAATATTATGTGTGCAATATAAATTAGGTGATTTAGAAATATAAAAGAAATATTTCTTATTATTTAGATGTTCAATTAGTTTAGATTTATAATAAAATAGCGAAAATAAAATAATAATAATAAACAAGATAATAAATAACTTTATCATTTGTTTATAATAAATAAAATGCTTAGAATTTTGATTACCTTATTAATTTATATAGTTATTTTAAGTATATTATATTTGTTTGAACCTTCTTTAATGTTTGAAGAAACTGGAAAATTAAAAACAATAGGATACACTGATGAAAATAAATCTTTATTTTCAGTTTATTTATTAACACCTATATTAATATTATTTATATATATAATTACATTGGTTATATGGCGAAATTAACTTTTATTACAATTGATTTTGATGAAACAACATTAGAAGAATATGAAATATTATATGTAGAAAGGTTTAGTGAATTAAATCAAAAAATAATAATGGCAACAAGGGTATCAGTTCTTGAATGTATTAACAATTTAACTAAAAAAAAACTAATAATGATAAATGATAATGTAATAAATGAAAAAGGTTTTTGGTCTTATTTAGAAGATATTAAAGAAAATATAATTATATATATTAAAGTTAATTGTATTGAAGATATACCTACTAATTTACTTAAAAATTCTACAATATTAGTTGAAGAACCTATAATAAAATTAAAACGTAAAATAAATCGCAAGGTTATACATAAATATCGTGAATTTATGTTAGATTTAAGTTATATAGAAGCCTTTGTTAAAATAGATGATACAATATTAGAAAAGTTGAAAAGAAAATATCTATTATGATATAATAAAGGTATATAGCTATGGCGGATAAAGAAGAACCTGAAGACAAACGTCAAAAAGAAGAAGAATCACAAGCTGATAAAGCAGTAAATATAGCATCTGGAATGACAAATAACGCAGTAGAAGGTGTAAAAAACTTAGCATCTAATACAGCATCTAAAGTTACTGAAGAAGCAAGTGCTGCTATTGAAAAAGCAACAGAAATGTTAAGTAATCCAAGTGTATTATATGGTCTTATAGCTGTAATAGTAATTGCTATAATATGTGTTGCTGTTGTATATTATTTTATTGCTAATGCGGTGTTTAATAAAAAATCAATTATAATTGAGAAAACTAAGTTTCCTATCAAAGGTAATACTAAAAGTGTTATTATGATTGAAAACTTCCCTTCAAGTGGTAATGGTCTTAGAAGAACTTACACCTTTTGGATATATGTAAATGATGTTAATAATGCGGGTGGTAAACCTAAACATATCTTTTCAATTGGTAATGATAGTTCTGGAAATGGCATAACTGACAAATCTCCTGTAGTTGTTCTTAAAAATTCTAAATTATATATATGTTTCCCGACTACTGATGTAAGTAATGCTCCTACAACTGTTGATGATATTGGTACTACTAGTAAAAACGACAATACAGTATCATTTGACTATTTACCTATGCAACGATGGGTGCATATTGCGGTAGTAATATCAGATGATTATCAAGGTTCAACTGTAAGTTTATATATGGATGCACAATTAGCTTCATCTACTACTAATAACAAGAATGATGATATAATATTAAAAGATTTTAAATTAGATACAACAGGTAGTTTAATAGTGGGTGGTGATAATAGTGCTACTTATGGTTTTAACGGATTATTAAGTAAAGTAGGTATTCATAACTATGATTTAAATAGTCGTGATATATATAATATTTATAGCGAAGGACCTATTGACGGTCTTCTTGCTTCTCTAGGATATGGAGTAAGAGCACCAATATACAAGTTAGCGGACTAATATATTTTTTATCTATTTCTTAAATTAAAATGATATATGTATTAATTCAAATAATAATTGCAATTATTTTAATTGTTTTAATGGGTGTATTAGCTTATGGTATATATAATAAAAATGCAAGAGAAATATTACTTGATATAATGACCCCAACAACAATTAAAAAGAAAACTAAAATACTTGATGGTGCATATGAATATAAGATTGGAACATCGGTAACATTTAATACACGAGATAAAAGTAAAGGAACTTATATTGATTTAAGTCCTTCAATAAATCAAAAAGGTGGTTCAGTTTATACTTATAACTTTTGGTTATATTTTCCTGAAACAGTTGATGGTAGTGTTGATAATAATAAAACATTAGTATTATTTAACAAAGGAAGTGATCAGTTAGTTAAATATAGTAGCACTTATAGATGTGATACAAATGATAGTGGTGAGAAAGGTTGGTTTTTAGTAAAAAATCCATTAGTTCGTTTGGATACCAAAAACAGTAAAATAGATGCAATAATAGTAGAGTTTAATAGTATTCAACATCCTGATGTATTTCACGCAGGTGCAAATACAGGAGACAAAAATTGCACAGGAGATATGGTAAATAAAGATAATAATTTAATTGGTATTAAAGAACTAGAAAGCAGAAAAGATTTAGTAAATCAATGGAATATGATAACTATAATAGTAAGTGAAACATCACCAGATGATGATGTTTTTGTAAGTTCAAATCAAGCAGTTGTAAAACTATATTTAAATGGTTATGCATATTTAGATAAAGATGGAGAATTAGCAGAAAAATCAACAGCAATGAAAGTTAATAATAGCGATTTACATATTGGAACTGCACACAACACCGCAGCAGATAATAGTGTTTTACCTACTAATAGTAATGATACCGGTGTAGGAATATCAGATCTAACGTATTTCAACTATGCTTTAGAAGATAAAGAAATTGTTAGTTTATTTAAAGAAGGTTGTAAAAAATCAACAGCTTTAATACCAACAACATCAACATTTGATGATGGTCCAGAAAAAACTGAAGCTTCTTTAGAGATAAAATCTCATAATCATCCAAAATCTCTTTAGAGAAAAATATGTAATTTATTTTTTTACAATAATTATTTTAGTTTAAAGGTGTAAAAGATATAATAAATAAATAATGCCAGTGGCACCATTAATTCAATTAGTATCAATAGGGCAAGTAGATCAATATTTATCATTAACACCACAATTAAGCTATTTTAAATATGTATATAAACGTCATACACGTTTTGCTTTAGATAATTTAAAATTAAGTTTTGATAGCACTACTGTTCCTACATTGGGTAAAGAGAATAAATGTATAAAAAAGATAGAACGTCACGGTGATCTATTGAGTAATCTAACATTAGTTATAAGAATACCTGATATAAATATACCAGAAAATAAAGATTATAGATTTAGATGGGTAGATAATTACGCAACTTTACTAATAAAAAAAGCCGAATTATTTGTAGGAAGTCAAGGAGTAGCTATAAATACATTGTATGGTGAATGGATGGTAATATGGAATGAACTTACAATGCCACCTGAAAAAAAACATAAATATGATATTATAACAGAAAATGTAGCAAGTTCTTTAAATCCCCGAACATCAAATAAACAAATAAAGGTAACTAAAAATAATCAAATAAGGTATGAATATTATCCTGAAAATCCTGCGATAAAATCAAAACGCATTGGTATACCTTTACCTTTTTATTTTTCTAAAAATCCAGCATTAGCAATTCCTCTATGTGCTCTTCAAACAAGTGAAGTAATATTAAGTATAGAGTTTGAGGATGTAGAAAAACTATATCAAGTTTATGATAAAAACTATGATAATGGAAATGATAAACCAAAAGGAGAATATGTAAGTCCAAATAAGCACCCAGACAACATATCAATAAATACATTTGTAAGACCAGAGCAATTAGACTTAGATGCACATATAGAAGCACAATATGTATATTTAAATGAAACTGAAAGAAAACTAATAACAGTAAATCGTCGTAATAATGTATTTTTAGTAGAAAATGTTCAAAAACGAGAAAAACAAACAACAAGTATAAAAACTACAATAGATTTGGATCTAAATACACCAATAAAAGAGATAATTTGGGTAGTAAAAGATACAAATAATAATACTGATTTTAATTTACAAACAACATATACATATGATAATAAAGAGATATTGAAAAATGCTAAAATATTATGGAATCGTTCAAATGAGCGTGTAGAAGAGAAGGATGCTGTATTTTATAATAAAATCCAACCTTATATACATCATAGTAATATTCCAAAAGAGGGTATATATTGTTATTCGTTTGCTTTAAATCCTGAAAAATGGCAACCAACGGGTTATTATAATCCAGGTGGTAAATTTCCAATAAATACATCGTTAGTATTAGAAACAAATGAAGTGGTAAAGAATCGTGAAGTTGATATAAATGTGTATGTATTACAATATAATATATTTGAAATAATAGGTGGAATGGGAGGTTTTAAGTTCAGTTAATTATATATTTAACAAAAATAAATATGGAAGTATTTACTTTAATAATTTTTATTGTAATAATATATTTATTATATATCTTAATTAATACTATATCATCATTAAGAAGCGAAGTATATGAAATGAAAAATAAATGTATAAAAACTGTATATAATAATGATAAAGATCAATTGCAAAATACGGAAGCAATGGATATTAAAAAAGATATAGCAGAAAAGTATAATTTTTTTACAAATCTGTTTAAAAAAATGATATAAGCGCTTATTTTTATTATAGCATAACATAATGCCTAGAAAAAAAATACCAAAAGAAGAACCAATAAAAAAGAATATTGATGAAATTTTAGGTAATACTGAATTGAATGAAAATACTATTATAAGGCTACCATTAACTGATAGTTATTTACGTGATGATATTAATAAAATAGATGAACCTGAGGGTTATGATAATGGTAATTTAGAAAATTTTTCAGAAATAACACAACAAGAATCATTTAAAAAATCATTGTGTTTGTGGTGTAGACACGATGTAAATGATTTTGTATGCGGTATGCCTATACAATATGATTCATTAACAAATCATTATACATTATATGGTAATTTTTGTTCTTTTGAATGTGCATCAGCATATAACTTTTCAAAAAATACACGTAGTGATCGTGTATGGGATATTAATAATATGATAAATATGATGGCAAAATCATATGGTTATGAGACACCAATAAATCCAGCTCCAAGCTATGAATTATTGGATATATTTATGGGAACTATGGATATCAAAGAGTTTAGATGTGTTCATAAGAAAACAGATCAGTTTTATGCGATAAATATACCACCACATTCTTATGTTCCATCTGTAGCAGAAATATTAAATACGTCGTATATTAATAATAAAAAGAATGCTAAAAATATTATAGAAAAAATGATATAAACTAAAAATTATTATTAAAGTAATGGAATTACATATAACAAAATATCGTATATCAACAATAACTAGTAATGCAAAATTGTTGATAAAAGATAATGAAGAACGATTGGATATTAATATAATTGAATTATTTAATAATATCACAATTAATAGTGATGATAAAGCAGAAACTTTTGTTTATACATCTAGATTTGAAAGTAAAGATAGCACAACTAAAATCGTAAGGGGAAATTATATTAAAAAGAAAAGAACAATACAACATAAAAGAACATTTGACAATCAAATATCTTTTGTATATAAGTTGGCGGAGAATTATTATGTAAATGTTAAAGTATTTCAAAATGGTAGCTTACATATAACAGGTAGTAGAACTGTTGAAGATATTAAAATACCATTAGAAAAACTTGTAAAAGAAATTAAAGATAATAATATTAAAATACTCGAAAATATTAATAATTTAGAATATGGAAATATTCAAATATTGATGATTAATACAGATTTTAAGATATTTAAAGATATTGAACACACATTAAATTTTGCAATTAAACGAAGAACATTACATACAATATTAATTAATGATTATAATATGATAGCAAGATTTGATCCATCAACATATCCTGGTGTTAAAATTGAATATTGGTGGAATAATGCAAATAATATTAGAGATGCTTCAACGCACTATGATATAAGAAATGTAAAATCAAAATCAAATGTTAAAAACGGCATAAAGAAAATAACAATAGCAGTATTTGAAAGTGGAAGTATATTGATAACAGGTGCAATTACTATAGATCAAGTTGATGAAACATATAAGTTTATATGTGATATAATTGAAAAAAATAAAGAAAAAATATATTTTAACATTTAGATTCTTCTTCGGTATTATTTCCTAATCTAGTATACGCGGGATTATGAGTTTTAGCATAAAACTGTTTCATATATTCAGAAGATGTTGGAGTAATATGTGGTGGTGCCCAATCTTCTGCAATATTGGCAGCGTATAAACCTAGTCCTGGATCAGGTGATTTTAACTTAATATTATTTAAAGCGTTCTTATTACAATCTAAGAAACTGAATTGAAGTGCAGACATTTTTATTATTCTAATATAAAATAAAATGTCGTCTTCTTCTGTAGATGGTTTAAGCAACGAAGATATAATAAGAACAGTTAAAGAAATAAGATCAAGAAAAGATAAAATAAAAAAAGATGAATATTTATATTTTAAAACTCGTTATGAACATTTATATAAAATGATTACTGATAAGGATATAAATTTTGATGAAGAAGCATTTTATACAATGTTAAATCAAAGAAGTAAAGTGTTATCAGGAGAGAAAGATATTAAGACAAGTTCAGAAGAAATAAGCACTAAGTTTTTTTATAAATATCATCCGGATCTTAAATAATCTCATATAAAGCTATAATGATTTTATGAAGACAATGATGAGTCTTAATAATATTATAAATAAAACAAAAGAAATTAAGAAACCAGATATATCTTGGAATAATACATTATTACAAGTATTACGTGAGAATCATTATTGGCCAGCAATCCAAACAAAAAGATTTTATTCAAATAATAATTTAATATTATTACATAATACTTATAAAAGAAAAGATGTTGAATCATATATTGATTTATATAATGAATGTCGTAGTGTAATCTTGGATTTCTCTTCACCAACTGTAATACTCTTTAAAGCATCTAGCACTCCTGAAACTTTAAAATATGAAGATGTTATTGATAAATACGATGATAATCTAGAATGTAATATAGCATATGATTCAACATTGGTTTATGTATATTATTGTAATAATTGGATATTTAGCACAAATACTTGTACTAATATAGATTATTCTAAGTTTAATCATCCTACAAAAAAATATGGTGAAATGTTTAATGAAGCATTACCTGTTAGTAGAGAAGAATTAACACAAAACTTGGATAAAAACATTGTATATACATTTGGTATTATACATTATGAAAATAAAAAGTATATAGATTATACAAATGAATTTGGTGAAAAATATAAAAAAATAATATTATTAGATACAAAAGAAAAATATACGGGAATAAATGTGGATATAAAATTAGAATTTGGAATATTAAATCCTAAAAAAATAACTTTAAAAGAAGGTTATAAATTGAATAATATTTATGGATTAATATTTGAATATAATAATAAAAGGTATAAAATAACACCTAATAATATAATTTTTCAAGAAGAAACAGATTTTGGTTATCCAAATGTATGGCGTAATATGATATGGATATATCAAAAAAATATGGAAGATTTTCATATATCTGATTATATTAAAACCTATAATAAAGAAATAGAATATCCATTAGATAATAATGGTGAAAAATTAGATCCTACATATTTGATACATACAACAATGATTTCAATGCGAGATATATTATATAATTTATATACAACTACTACTGTTTATTTTAAACAATATAACAGATTTAAAATGTCAAAAGATATTGATAGTAAATTACCACCAATATTACAATATCATTTGGCACAATTAAGAAGACAACAGGTAACTATATATGTTGAAGATACGATAACTGATAAAGAAATATTTTATTATTTATGTTATAGTAATCCTATGAAAAATATAATAGCATTGATTAATTTTTTTGCTACAAACTCCGGTTATGATATATCACCAAGATCCTCGCAATGTATAACAGTATTAAATAATTTATTGATCTAATTTTTTTGAAAAATACACCATCTATTTAAAAAACTAAATCGTTTTAAATTTTCATCTTTATCAAGATTATCAATAGTAATTTTATCTCTCTTTTGTTGGTTTGTTCTTTCTGTTTCAAAAATACTATTAATTTTTTTTTTTTTGTTATTAAAAGATTCTTCAAATGTTTCTGTTTCAACAAGTTGAATATCACATCTTGACAATTTAGTTCTTAGTATGTTTAAATCAACAAGATTTTCTGAAATAAGTCTTCCTGTATTTTCAATAAATACGTCAATTTTTTGATTATAAACAGAAGATTTATCAATATAATAATCAGGATTGCTTATAATAGCCCAAACAGTTGCATTAGATATAGGATCTTTACCTATTGCTTTACCATCTGTTTTTAATATTTTTTTTACTAAATCTTTATCCATAAAGGTTAAAATAAACTTACCTTTTTCAGCAATATTTTCAGCAACATTTCTAATAAATCCATCTAACTTTTCTTCATTTTCAAAAAAATAATGAATTGAAAACATACACGATACAACATCGAATTTTGTTGGAAATATTCCTATTTTATTAAACTCCGTATTTTTATTTTTATTAAATATATATTTTAATAATTCTTTACTTTCAACATCATCGGATGCTTTGCCATTTCTAATTGATTTAGAACAATCACCTGCAGCAAATAATATTGTTGATTTATTATAATATTTTGAATTAAGCAATCTACTATAAGCACCTGCTCTAGCATTGGTAATATTATCCAATGTATAATCAATACCTAAAACTTTATCAAAATTATTTGTAATCCATCTGTTCAAATCAGAACCTTGACCA